TTTTTACTAAGTTTAAAAGTGCTGTTATTCCATTCATGTATTGTTGTTTTCTTATTTCATAATCTTTTTCTATTAAAGAACATGTTATAATAAAATATATCATTTATGATACCAATCTAAAATTTTTTGCATACAAACTTCTTCTGAAAGTTTCTCTAATATAAACTGTCTAGGATTAAATGTTTGATATTTTTGTAACATTTCATCAATTAGATTCGGAATTTCATTTAGTTCTGTAGTTTTTAATCCACATTCTTCTGACCAATATGGAACACATGTAGCATTTAGTTTTAAATGTTTAAATTTTTGAAAATATTGAGTTCCATATTCATCATATACTGATTGAATATCAAAAACTAATAAAGGAACATTACATGCCATAGCTTCTTCCAAAGCAAACCCCTGTGATTCATGTGCATCAACTGATATCATACATTTAGACTTATGTAATAAATTGATATAATCTTCTTCGAGATAAGAACCATAACTAACTACCTTATATTTAAGATTTTTTTGATCTAATAGTTCCTTTACTTTTTTTAGTGTTTCTGGAGATCTGTGTTTAAAATATATAAGACAATCTAATGTTTTTTCTTGTGAAGAAGCATTAAATTTTTCAGTATCTACTGCAAATGGAAATTGTCCCGTTGGAATAACTAAAGAAGCAACTTCTAAATAACATTTTTCTACCCATTTTGAAAGTGTATTATTAATACATCTAGAAGCCCATTTAGAATTAAGTTGTCCCACAATATGTCCTTCTGGAAAAATAAATAATTGTGGTCCAAAAATAATTTTTATATTTTCAGGAATTAAATCTGGATTAAAAAAATGCATATTTGAAATTAAAATATCATAATCTGGTATTTGACATCTTTTAAAATCTGTTGTAAATTCTAAACCAATCTCAGTTTTTGAACACATTCTTTTTATTGCATCTACATTTTTATGATGTGATTGATTTAAAAAAACTATTTTCATTTACTTATAAGCTTTTTAAATATATAAATGCATATTAAACAATTTATTCAAAAATTAGATGTTCAAGTATTTGTTGAAATTGGTATGCATTTCGGAACTGATACACTAGATTTTAGACGTATGCATCCTAATGCACGTATAGTTTCATTTGAACCTGATCCAAGAAATATTGAAATGATTAAGAAATTGGGTAATGATAAAATTTGTGAATTGCATGAATTAGCTTTATCTAATACGAATGAACCTATGGATTTTTACTTATCTTCTGGCGATTCAAGAGGAAGAGTTCCAGAAGTAATTTTACAACAAAATGATTGGTCTTGTTCATCATCTTTAAAAAAACCTACTGGTCATTTAGATTTACATAAATGGATTACATTTCCAACGAGTGTAAAAGTTCCATGTTGTAAATTAGATGATTTTGAATCTCTTAAAAATACTAAAATTGATTTTATGTGGGTAGATGTTCAAGGTGCTGAAGATTTAGTATTTTCATGTGCACAAGAAACATTGAAAAATACTCATTACGTATATACTGAATATTGTAATCAACAACTATATGAAGGACAATTAAATTTACAAGAAGTTCTAAAGTTATTTCCAGGATTTCGTGTATTAATAGATTATGGAGGTGATGTCCTTTTACAGAATACAAACTTTTAATTAATAAAATGCTGACAGTTCATTTACAAGGTGGTCTCGGAAATCAATTATTTCAATTAGGATTTTTAGATTTTTTAAAATATAAAACAAATAAACAAATTTATTTATCTAATTTAAAAAGTCCTGAAACTGTTCATTCTTCTGAACAATATTTTGAAAGTATTTTTCAAGAATGGAAAGGAATTTATAAAGATACAGCTGCATCATATATTCATGAACATCCTAAAATGATTCAACAAGAATGGGCTATATATCCTGAAAATACATGTTATGTAGGATATTTTCAACGTTATGAATATATTGATTTAATAAAACAATCTTTTATAAATAAATTAATTTTTAATAAAAATATATTAGATAAATATCCTGATTTAGATAAGAAAACATTTATTCATGTAAGAGGTGGTGATTATAAGGGAAATGCACTTCATGGAATTGATTTAAGTTTATATTATAAGAAATGTATGGAACTCACACTTTTAAAAGATTTTATAATATTTACAAATGATATTTCTTATGCAAAAGAAAAGTTTCCAAATATTCCTATTATAGAAGAATCTGAAGTAGATTCTCTTTTTTTAATGTCACAATGTGGAGCTGCAATATGTGCTAATTCAAGTTTTTCATGGTGGGGAGCATATTTGAATGCTGAACGTCCAATTTTTATGCCTTCAAGATGGTATATTAATGATATTCAAGGAAATTATTATTTTAAAGATGTTCATATAATAGATATAAATGTTTGAATTTATTGATAAAGTTGTCTATATTAATTTAGAACATAGAACTGATAGAAAGATAGAAATTGAACAAGTTCTTTCTGATTTTCCACAAGAAAAAGTTTTAAGATTTAATGCTATTAAAGAATCACATGGTGGTATAGGATGTACAAAATCACATATTGCAGTTTTAGAATTAGCAATTGAAAATAATTGGAAAAATTATTTAGTTGTTGAAGATGATGCTATATGGTCTTCAAATGCACTTAAAAGTTATGAATTACTTGTTCAACTTATTGAAAAACCATATGATGTTATAGTTTTAGGTTCTGTTTATCCAAAATATGATTCAAATTATAAGGTTAGCTCAGTTCAATCTGGAACTGCATATATAGTTTCTCAACAATATTATTCTACTTTACTTCAAAATTTAAAAGAAGGTCTGCAAGGATTTCTACAAACAGGAAATTATCCAGTTTATGCATTGGATCAATATTGGAAACGTATTCAACCTCTAGGAAATTGGTATTGCGTAATTCCTTCTTTAATGATTCAAAGACCTGGATATTCAGATATTGAAAAATCTGTTATAAATAATGGACAATACTTTTCTTAGATTTTAAGAATAAAAAATAATTATAATAAAATGTTTCCAAAAATAATTCATCAAATATGGATTGGACCTAAAAAACGTCCCGATATTTGGATGGATTCTTTTAAAAAATTTTGTTCTGAATATGAATATGAATATGTCCTTTGGGATGATCAAAAAGTTTCTGAAATGAATATGATAAATAAAAGTTTTTATGATAATGAAAAAACATATAATGGAAAATCTGATATATTAAGATATGAAATTCTGTATCAATATGGAGGAACATATGTTGATGCAGATTCTTTTCTTTTAAAAGGACAACAATTTCATGAACTTTTAAATTCTTTTGATAAAGATGCAGGATTTGGATTTGAAATTGATGGTCATTTAATATGTGGTGGTGTTTCTTTAGCACAAAAAAATTCAACATTTATGAAACATTGTATTGAAGAAATTCCTCAAAGAAATATGAATCTTTTAGCATGGCAATCTGTTGGACCACAATTAATTACAGATTTATCTATTAGATATCGAGAAGTAATTCCTTTAACTTTTTATAAATCTAGTATTTTTTATCCAAGAAGATGGCATGGAATTCAAGATATTAATATGCATGAAAAAGTAGAAATTCCACCTGAATCTGTAATGTTTCAATATGGTTATTCAACAAATAATTTAGAAAGTCAAATTTAAGGTTTTTCTAAAACAAAGATACAAATTCCATTATGCCATAATAATTGTTGTGGAGATCCATGCATGACATGCGTATCGTTAAAAGTAGTTTTATATTGTAAATAAAATAATATTTTTAATTTTAAATCTTCAATTGCTTTTTGAGTTCCATCTCTTACATTTTTCCAATTCCAATCATCTATAATAAAAATAAATTTATCATCCATACAATCAATAAAATGAGTTAAAGCTTTATAATGACATATTTCTTTATGATCACCATCATATAAATAAATATTAAATTTTGGTAATTTAGAAACATCTACAGTAAAACAATCTTGTTCAATAAATGAAGCATTATTTTCTCCTTTAAATTTATTAAAATTTTGTAAAAATTCTTCTTTAGGTCCATTAAATTCTGCCCAATTATCTATACATGTAACAGAAGCAGAATTTCCAAACATAGCTGAACATACAGATGAACCTTTCCATGTACCAATTTCTAAATATCTTGCATCTTTAAAATTTAATAAATTATTGTAGAAATGTCTTGTTCTACTACCAGACATTCCTTCCATAGATAAAATTTCAGAAGAACATTTAGAAATATTTTTTTCTGCTAATTCAAAAGATTTTTGAATATGTTCTTGATAATCCATTATTATTTATAAGAATAGAATCAATTCCCTGAAATTAATCCAGGATTAATAAACATTTTTAAACCTTTATTAAATGAAACATGTTCACATGTTTCACCAGTATATCGACGTCCTTTTATACTAGAAGTTTTATATATTGCAAGACCACAAAATGCAGATTCTACAGGAATCCATTCAAATGTATCTGGATAAGCTTTTTGATGTCTATAAACATATGTTTGTAATGAATTAAATGAATTATTCAAATATTTAAACCCATTTCGTGTTAATATAGGTTTTTTGTATTTTGAAACCATTTCCCAACAATCATAATCTATACCTAAAACTTTAGATCTTAAAGCCCAAATATCATAATATTTTTCTCTTCTATTTGAACCTAATCCATCCCATTCTTCTTTTAAAAAACATGTATTTAATTGTTCTTTAAAATTATCTTCAATTCCTAATACATCATCTAAATCTACCATTATTATATGAGAAAATTGAGAAAAATAAGGTTCAACTATTTCCATATATTTATTTCTACATATAGCAATTCTTCGTGTTCTTGAAGGTTCATGAAGCCAACCTAAAGATATTACAATTCTTCTAGAATCTTCTGCTGCCCATTTATTTAAAAGTTCTAAAGTATTATCTGAAGAATTTGATTCAATAATAACACATTTATAATCTGGTAAAGAATCAAAAATTTTTTGTAAAGAATTCTGAGTATTATTCCAAAATTGTGAAATATTTCTACCACATCCGGCAATAATCATTTATATATATTAATTTTTAAAATATAAATGTCTAATATTTTTAAAACAAATTGGGGACTAATTGAATTACCTTCAAATGAAGCTTTTATTTCATTACCATTTAAACAAGGAAGTTATTGGGATATTGATACATTATTAAAACTAGAATCATATATTCCTAAAGATAGAAATATTTTAGAAATTGGTGGTCATGTTGGAACATCAACAATAGTTTATGCTTCTTTTTTAAATAAAGATTCAAAATATTGGGTATTTGAACCTCAATCAAAAATATTTTCATATCTTCAAAAAAATATTAAACATAATAATTTAGAACAAATTGTTAAAGCTATTCATGGAAGTGCATTTTGTTATACTGGAAAAATGAATATGAATTCTACTCCTGTTGATGGACCAAATACAAAAATTCCTATAAATTTTTTAACTAGAAGAAATATGCCTGTTAATTATGGTGGTCTTACAGTAGGAAAAAGTGGTGAACAAATTAATTGTTATAAAATAGATGATTTTTCTGAATTAGATAATATTGGATTTATTCATTGTGATGCACAAGGTTCTGAACCATTTTTATTTTATGGAGCAAAAGAACTTGTGCGTAAAAATCGTCCAGTAATTTTATATGAAGATAAAACTTTAGGAGCAGGACCACAATTATATCAAAATGTATGCCAAAGTTATCCACAATATTCTGAATATTCAACATTTGATATTTCAGATTTTTGTTTAAATGAATTAAGATATTCGGAAATTATAAAAAAATTTAATAATTCAGAAGATAATTTACTTATTCCTTAAACTTTTTTAACCAATATTCTAATGAAAGTTTTTCCATTCTAGAATAATCTGGTTGAAAATTATCTAGTAATCTTCTAGTAATATCTGACCAATTTTGAACTATTAATACTGGTAAACCTTGAAACATAGGATCTAAGGGTGATGTTCTAACAATAGGGATACAGTCTAAAATTAAAGCTTCCCATGTTCTATGACAATCTAGACCATTTCCATGTGGAGATACAATAAATTTATATGAACTCATTAATTTCCAAGTTATTTCAGATGACATTTTTCTAGCTTGATAATCAATTAAATTACTAGGAATTAAATTTATTGCATCAATTCTATCTTGACCATATTTTGTATCTAATAAAAAATGAAAATTAGAAAAACATTTATTTTTTTTAGATGTTTTTTTTAATTTTGTTAATAAATTTTGATAATATTCTACAGTTTGCATTAAAGAACACCAACCATTTTTAATATCAAACATTACATGAAAATATAATCCTATAGGTAATTGTAAAAGTTTTTCTTGAGGTTCATTACAATTTTGTGAATACCATCGAATTAAAAGAGGATGTTCTAATATTTGTTGAGCTTCTTCACGAACATCTTCTGGAACTGTCATATCAGAATCACCTGAAACAAGAATAAAATGAAATTTTATAAAAGGTAAATAAGATATTAAAAAGTTTTTTAAAGCTGTTGGATGAATATATACGGTTTCGCCATCTTTTTGAGGAAATGTTATAGGTAATCTTATTGATTCAGATTCTGGATTTTCAATATGATGATCACACATAGATAAAAAAGATCTAGAAGCAATCATTTTTATTTAATTAGTATTTTAATAAATTTAAAATTTTACATATAATAATAAGAAAATGAATCAATTTTTATTAGAATTTATGGGTTCATTAGTAATATGTTATACATTGTTATTTACTCATGAAAATCCTTTCTTAGTAGGATTTGCTCATACATCAGTTTTATATATAGCTAGATCTTCAAATTTAGATGGTCATTTTACACCTATAAGTGTTATTTTACAATTATTATTAAATAGATTAGATTTATGGGAAGGTATTAAATTAATACTTATACATTTATTAGGTGCTTTATCAATTGTATTAATTTATCTTCAAAGATAATTTTTTTATTTATATTTATGCGATTTAATTGTTAAATACTTTTAATAATTAAAAAATGCTTCATATTTATACTCCAAATCCTGAAATTAAAACTATGTTATATGAACAAATTTTAAAACATAGATATACAGATTCAGGATTTGATATTCCTTTAATTTCAAAAAAATTAAATTTATATTTAGTTGAACAATATACTTTCAATTTTGAAATATATATTGCTGCAACAAATCTTGAAAAAAATCCTTTACCTTGTATTTTACTTCCAAGATCATCAATTTCTTCTACACCATTTAGATTATGTAATTCTATTGGATTAATTGATGCTGGATATCGTGGAGAATTAAAAGCTAAAGCAGATATTATGAATGTTATTGATTATGAAATTAAAGAAGGAATGAGAATATTTCAATTATGTCAACATTCTTGTTTACCATGGGAAAAAATTATACTTGTTGATTCTTTAGATGAACTTCCTAAAGCTCTTGATAATCGTGGTTCTGGTGGATTTGGTTCTACAGGTTAACTTTGTAAAGTAAGTAAGGACAAAGAATCATGAAATATTGCTACCCAATATGCATCTTTCAATGCCCAATTAAATCCCCAAACTAGAGTTATAAAAATAAACATTGAACGCAAAAAAATTATTAAGATTGGATTCATTTACATATTAAAAATATTTGTTTAAATAATGTGGAAAACAAACTTGACAACTGGAGAATTATATATAACTAAATATAAGAATGGATATATGATTAGAATTAATAAATGCAATTTAAAACATAGATCATGGTATAAAACTTTAGAAGAGGCTATCTTAAAAAGAGACGAGCTCGTTGAATCAACCTTAAAAAAAAATATTGTATAGAAGTATAACAACATGGGTGGTAAATAAAACTGCTACCAAGAGTAGTGCGAAAAGGCACTGCTAGTTCGATGACACATAGGGGCAACACCATCAAATTGCGGGAAACTCCTGTTAAGTTACAACTACCGTCCTATCCTCGAAAGAGAATATACGGACACCACAGGGAAACTTGTTGGGTATGGTAATAATGTTGTAAATAGGGACAATCCGCAGCCAAGTCCGTCGCGTAAGCACGGATGCAGTTCAGAGACTAAATGTTGGTGGGCGAAAGCTTAAAATATAGTCCGTCCACTCTGAAAAGAGATTATCAAGAGGAATTTTAACATGTTGTCATCCATGTTAAAAGGAGAGCTTGATACAAGGAGTAGAGGCAACTCTACTCCTTGGGATTTGCATGGGTTTAATGCAACTTGTATCTTATGGTGCACAAGACATCTACATTTCCGGTAATCCCCAGATTACTTTCTGGAAAATTCTTTATAAAAGACACACTAACTTTGCCATGGAATCTATTGAAGTAACTTTTAATGGTCAAGCTGATTTTGGTAAACGTGTAACTGCAGTAATTAATCGTAATGCTGATTTAATGTACAAATCTTATCTTGCTGTAGTACTTCCTCAAGTAGAATTAACTGGTACTACTTCTGGTGCAACTTCTGGTACAACTGCTTTAGGTGCTTTCCGTTGGGTAAACTATATTGGTCACAGATTAATTAAACAAGTTGAACTTGAAATTGGTGGACAACGTATTGATCGTCAATATGGTGATTGGATGCAAATTTGGACTCAATTATCTACTGAAGCTGGTGTAGTTAAATCTTTAGATTCTCTTCTTGGTAATACTCATGATTTAGTACTTCTTAAACAACCTGGTGCTCTTGCCTTAGATGGAACTTGTTCTGGTTCTGAAACTACTATTTCTTGCGTATCTCGTGCTGGTACTCCAATGAAGACTTTATATGTTCCTCTTCAATTCTGGTTTTGCCGTAATCCTGGTCTTGCAATTCCTTTAATTGCTCTTCAATATCACGAAGTACGTATTAATGTAGATTTTGAAATTTGGGAAAACTGCGTATATGCTGAAGGTGCTGATGGTGTACCTATTCGTCCTGATGCTCTTTCTTTAGCTGCCGCATCTGTTTACATTGATTATGTATATTTAGATACTGAAGAACGTCGTCGTTTTGCTCAACAATCTCATGAATATTTAATTGAACAAGTTCAATATACTGGTGCTGAATCTATTACTTCTTCTTCTAACAAGGTTCAACTCAACTTTAACCACCCTGTAAAAGAACTTCAATGGGTAGTACAACGTGATTCTTTTGTAGATTGTTCTTTTGCTCCCTGGATTTCTACTGTAGGTGGTCAACAACCTTTTAACTATTCTGATGATTTCTCTACTGAAGGTATTATTATGTCTCTCTTAGCTACTGGCAGCGGTGTAACTACTCCTGGAGCTACTATGCTTCTTGGTAACTCTGGTGCAACTGGTGGTGCTTCTGCACAACTCGCTACTGGAACTGCTGCTTTCCCTGGTGGTGTTGCTTCTTCAGGTTCTGCTGGTCAATTTTCAGATTTCGATACTGGTGTCAATTATTTACTTGCCAAAGTAATTTTAGATTCTGGTATTCGTTGCGAAGGTAAGAATCCCGTAGAAGTAGCTAAACTTCAATTAAATGGCCAAGACCGTTTCACTGAACGTGAAGGTTCCTATTTCGATAAAGTTCAACCTTATCAACACCACTCTCGTTGCCCTTCTACTGGTATCAACGTATATTCATTCGCTTTACGCCCTGAAGAACATCAACCTTCTGGTTCTTGCAACTTTTCTCGTATTGATAAAGCTACTCTTCAACTCTCTGTATCCTTAAACACCGTAATTGGTGCACGTACTGCTCAAGTACGTGTATATGCACTCAACTATAACGTACTTCGTGTAATGTCCGGCATGGGAGGTTTAGCTTATTCAAACTAGTAAGTCACCCAGTAATTTACACACTAGCAATTATACTATAATAAAAATGGAAAACAATAATAACCAAAAATATGAGACAAAAATTATGGATCATATTCCTGGTGAAAATGAAGGAAGAAAACGAAAACTTGGAGGCGGAGTTAAAGGAATTCCTATAATATATACTGAAATTGATGGATATATTGAGGGAATTGTAAGTTCAAAAGGAAGTCATATTAAATTTAAAATAGATAAGGATGACCTAGAAAAAGTTCAACCAAGACAATGGTATAGTGCTTCTAATGGTTATTATATAGCATGTCAAGCAATAATAAATGGAGAAACAAAAATGATATATCTCCACAACTTTATTATGAATAATATTGTATTTCCAGGAAAAGGTACAAAAATGTCAATTGATCATATTAATAGAGATGGTCTAGATAATCGTAAAGAAAATTTAAGACTTGTTACCCAATCACAACAAAATATAAATAGAAAACCAAAAGCAAGAACTGCTAAACTTCCTGAAGGAATTTTAGAAATACCAACTCATATTTGGTATATTAAAGCTAATGGTGGTCACGGAGATCGGTTTGGAATTGATTTGAAAACTGAAAAAATTAAATGGAAAGGAACATCTTCAAAGGCAATTTCTATAGCAGAAAAATTAAAACAAGCAATTGAACAACTTCAACAATTTTATATTGAGTATCCACATCTTAAAAAAGATTTGAGTAAATTTACTTAAATAAAATTATAAGTACTTTTTCCATTTGCTGCACTTGGTATTAATTCTGCATATAATATTGTTTTAGATGGCAATCTTTTAAATAAACTAAATTTATTTCCTAAGGCAGTTGGAATAATAGCTAAACCTGGATATTTATCATGATATGATTCTGTATAATTACGTTTTTCAGATAAATGAACATGAATTATTTGTATCGATAAAGATGGATTAGATAATATAAGTCCAGATTGATATAAACATAATGAGAATCTATTTTCACATCCTAAAACACCCATTAAAATATCTTGACACTTTATAGGATTTAATGGTTTATATATTATCCAGGCATCTTGAGTAACTGCTGCAATTTCTAGTTCATAAAAATGATATTTCCATCGCTCTAAAGGTAATTTATAATCATTTATTAATTGATATCTTGTTAAACAATATGCAGAATTTGGAGGAATTTTTTGAATTAAAAATGATGTTCCAAAATCTAAAACAATATCTGAATTTATTAGAATATTTATATCATTAAAATCATATAAATCTAAAAAAGTTTGATATGTTGGTCTTTTTTCTATAGATATACATTCAAGTTTAGGATGTTCATATATAAATGGAATTTCACATAATAATTTTATTTTTGTAATAAAAGAATTTTGTAAATTTAATTCAATTGATCTTAAAACTTCTTTTTCATGTTCTTTTTCAATTTTATACCATGATGTCCAAATAATCATTGTTATTATTTTAAAACTATAATATAAATATGCCTCAACAAACTTTAAAGAAAGGTTCTAGAAGAATGGTATGGAATGGTTCTGCAGAAAAAACACCAGGTGGATTAACTAAAGATGATTTAATGAAAAATAAATATGGACGTATTATATCTATAAAACGTCATACAACAATGAAAAATCGTCAACAAAATTAAAAATTAAAACTTAAACAAGGAAAATCTTTTAAATTAAAAATGTTGGCAGTTGAAGCAAAAACTGTTCAAACTGGTGCAATTCGAACTTTAGTTGAAGCTTTACGTTCTATTTTAGTTGAAATGTCTTTAATTTTTGATAAAGATGGTATTCGTATGATTGCTATGGATAATACTAGAACTGTATTAGTTCATTTAATTTTACATGCAGATAAATTTGAAAAATATTCGTATAATAAATCAACACCTAAATTTATTATTGGTATTAATACTGATCATCTTCATAGAATTATTAGAACTGCAGTTAATGATGATACTATAACATTTCAAGTTGATCAAGATGATTTAAATTCTCTTTGTATCATTATGGAAAATTCTGAAAAGAAACAAGTACATAAATATAAATTAAATTTACTTGATCGTGATGAACCTGCAATTAAATTACCTGATACGGAGTTCAGTACTAGAATTATGATGCCATCAATGGATTTTCAAAAATTATGTAGAGATATGACTCTGCTTTCCGCCAAAACTGTAGAAATTACTAATGTTGGTTCATCTTTAACTTTTTCATGTAAAGGACATTTTGCTTCAAGAACTACTACTATGGGTGATGGTGAATCTGAATTTAATATTACTAAACATACAGGTGATGAAATTGTTTCTGGTAATTTTTCATTAATGCATTTAGGTTTATTTACTAAATGTACTAACTTATGTAATAATTTAGAAATTCATATGAAAAATAGTTGGTTTATAATGTTTAGATATGTTGTAGCAAATTTAGGTGAAATTAAGCTATGTTTGATGCCATGTACGGCATAAATTTAAATTTAAATTATGATATAACAATAATGATATTTTTAACTGGTTGTACAGGATATGTAGGAAAACATCTTTTGAGATATCTTTGTTTGACATCTCAAAAAATTCGTGTATGTATTCGTGATAAAGAATTAACAGGAAAACAAAGATTTCAAAAAGAAATTATTGAACATGGATTATTTGCTGATCCTGTAATTCAAAATAATCTTAAAAATGTTGAAGTAATTGAAAAAGATTTATTAGAATTAACAGAAGAAGATATTGAAGGAACTGTAATACATTGTGCAGCAAATGTTAAATTTACTGCTCCTTTAGAACTTTTATTAGAAGAAAATGTTGAAGGATTAAAAAAGATATATTCATTAACAAAAGAAAAATTTATTCATATTTCTACATGTTATGTTCATCCTAAACAAAATGGTAAATCTGAAAAAATTAAATCAAATTTATCAAAAAAGAAATTTATTTGTGAATATGCATATACTAAATATTTAGCTGAACAATATTTATATGATAAATCTAATGTAACAATTATTAGATTATCATGTGTAGGAGCACCAATAGAAAAATTAACACCTATGCGTGGAGGAGCACATTTAGCTATTTTAGAATTAATAGAACGTTCAACTTTACCAGATTTATGGTTACCTGAACATTTTGTATTTAGTTCTGTTCCTGTAGATATTATTTGTAAAGAAATTATTAAAGAATTAGATTATCAAGAAAAAGAATTACGTATTTTACAATATTGTGCACCAAAAGATAATTTAACATATAATATTTCATCAGATGAATTTTCAAAAGGTAAAAAAATTAATACAATGATATGGAAAGGATTATCTTTTGAAACTTTTACATTATGGATGAATTTTTTTTATTGGTTTATTCCATCTTTATTAAAGAAAATTTTAGATGCAAATCAAATTATTTCACATGTATCTAAAAATATTGCATTTGAATCTTCAATTGAATTACCAAATTTAACACCTCAGCAATATAATGATATTACTTATGAATATATACAACAATTAGTTAAAAATAAATCTTCTAAATCTTATCTTCCTTATCTTTATTGTGGTCTAACATATCTAAAGAAACTTCTTTTTTTAGTTGTTGATTATTCTCTACTTGAGGAATAATATATAAATTATATATTTGAACACAAATACTTACAGAATAATATCCAATAACAGATAAAATTTGTTTTTCTCCAAATTGAATATCTCCAAAATTTGTTGTAAAAAAATCATTAATTTGTGGAATAAATGCTAATGAAAAAAATGTTGATGTTCCAATTCTATTTAAAATTTTATTTAAACTTTGTTCTTCAGGAAACATTTTTGCTTCAAGATATACTAGGATAGGCATTACAAGCATTAATGGTATTTTTAATAAATTATCTAAAGGTTTATATGAAATTAAAGAAAGAAATCCTAATAATATAGTAGTAATTTTCCAAAAAGATGTATCAATTCCTCCTGCTAAATATGAAGCTAAAAATACAATAAAAAAACTTATTGAAAAATTAAAATCAGAATATCCTAAAATAAAAAATAAAATTAAGATTAAACCTTTAATTAATTCTATATAAAATTCATCTATTTCTAAATTTAAATCAATAATTTCATCAAAACATTTAACTAAAATACCTAACATAATAGAAAATAAATACATTTATTAAATAATCCTATCAGAATTATAATGTCTTTAACGTATTTTTTAAAGCAAATGCTCCTTCATTTTTATTAATACCATAACTATATGCTCTATTTAATAAAATTAGTAAAGAACTTAAAAATCCAATACTCCAAAATCTTAAATCAGTATAATTATTTTTTATTAAATAAGTCATTAATCCAAATTGAAATCCTCCTAAAACAAAAATATCATTTAGTAATACTGGTATATAATTGTTTGTTTTATTAAATAATCCATATACATTTATATCTACAATTCCATATATTACTGAACCTAAAAAAAATGAATTATATATATTACTAGAATATGTTATCATAAATAAATAAACTACACAACTATAAAATGTTACATAAGAAAAACACATTTTAAAGAATTCAGTCCAATTTTTAAAGTAATTCATTTTTTCTTGTTCTATATCCCATGTCATAGCATAATAATAATAAAACTCTAAGTAAATTAATATATTCTGAATTGTCATAAAAATTAAAAATAGTTTAATAAAGTCCATTATATTTATACGTATAATTATAAATTTTACTTAGGTCTTGATTCATTAAAAGTATACGTAACATCATCTGAAACTTTAAAATAAGTTAGATTTTGATTTAGAAGTTGTTTATCACAAAATTTCTTATTAGTATTCCAAATTTTAATGATATGAAATTGTCCTTTAGGAGATATAGAAATACCTGCTAAAGTATCTTTATTTTGTATAAGTAATTCATCAGAAATACAATGAACCATTAGATCAACAAAAGATGTATGTGCTTGTTGAGCATCTATCTTTTTAGACCATGTTCCACCTTTTTCCATTTGTTTTGCATCCCATTGTGGAGGACAATCATTTTTCATAAAGAAGAACATTCCACATTCCCATGCTTCTTTAGGAATTGTATCAATTACACTCCAAAATTGTTGTACTGTTGTTAGATCTGCTATTTGAATATAACTTTCTAGTGAATAATCTTTTACTTCAGGATCGTGATACCACAAAATCCATTTAGCAAAATTAATATCCATTTCTTTTTTATTATAACATAATCACAGTCTTAAAACGAATTCGTTTTCATATTAAAAACTTTAATTAATAAAAAAACAAAATGACAACAAATGCCCTAATTTACTCTTTGAGATTTATGGATAAACTAGTATTACCTAAAAAAATTATGGAAAGTATTGGAAAACTTAGATTAGTTCCTGCAGCTTATAGACCTTCACGTCCACAAAAGAAAATGTCTAAACAATCTGAAGATAATTGGAGAACTAAAATTCTTGTAGATATGGTTAGAAGAGTTAGAGAAACTGATGATCCGCAATATGATGAAATCTTTATGATTCTTAATAAAATTGCACAACCAACAATGCAAAAACTATCTGATGAAGCCTTAGGAATTTTGAAATCACGTGATAAAGAATTTCGTCTACGTGTAACTACTTTGCTATTTGATAAAGCTATTAAAGGTTCAGCTTATGCTGGTCTAATGGCAGATCTTGCACAAAAACTAAATACACAAATTCCAGAAATTTCTGAAGATTTGGAAACGCATGTTCAAATGTTTACTTCATTGTATGATATGAGTGAAACTTTGCTCTTTCCTAAAGTTGAAGATCCAGAATTTGAAAATAAAGTTGTTCTATGGTCTAAACAAAAAGATGTTAGAAGAGGATATGCAAGATTTCTAACTCATTTGTTTACTCGTGATCTTGTAAGTGGTCGTGCACTACAAGAATCAATGCAAAAAGTTATTGAAGATTTGCAAAATACTATTATAGAACCTAAATCTGAACAATCAGAAGAAAATACAACACAATTTGCTGATTTTCTATTTGAAATTGCTAAACTTCTAAAACCACAAGCTATTGAATTGCGTGGTCTTATTTCTACAAAACTAGATGAAATTTTGAAAAGACCTCGTGATTCTCTTCCATCACTAAATATGAGATCAAGATTTAAATTGGAAGATGCTGTAAAATGCGTCCAGAAAATTTAAATATTCTATTAATAATTCATAAAATGTCTGTACCTTCTGCAAATGTTCTTTTAAGAGCAGCACAAGTTAGTATTGATGAAGATAAACCTATTTATTTAGATTATTATCGTGATTCATTAGAAAAGAAATGTTGCATAGGTGTTCAAGGAACTACTAAATATCTTGTTAAAACTACTGATGAATATACTTCAACTATTCAAACAGTTTTTAAATGTGAAACTTGTTATGTAGTTATGACTGAAAATTCTTTATATATTGTTGATGCAGGTATTGCAATTAAACGCGTTTTAGAACCTAAAGAAGATGCGCCTAAATAAATAATGGAATATCCACCACCTCATTATGTTTTATTTGAACCATTAAATGATAAAGAAACTTTTAAAGCATGGACAGAATATAAAGAAACATATAAAGATCTTGAATTTGAAGAAGTAGATGCTTCTATTTTATATTCAGTAGAAACATTTGCTCCATGGTTTGATATGTGGATATCTAGAGTACCTAAAAATCATGCAAAATTAAAAATACTTTTAATATGGCATTCAGAATTTCTAACATTTGCATGTCAACAAATGCTTAGAAGACAATTAGAACAGCGTTCATTTAAAAATAGAGTATGGTTTCATATTGAAGATCCTACTTCTTTACAACAAGCTATTTTAAGTCGTTGTGTTACAAAACGGATGCCTATTTTTATACATCAACCTAAGTATAAAGAATTAGAATGAGAGTATTTACTGATGGAGCTTGTAAATCAAATGGTAAAGTAGGAGCTTCAGCTTCTTATGCCGGTTGGTTTCCAGAACAAAAAGAATGGTCATTTGCTACAAAAATGCCTCCAAATGAACAACAAACAAATCAAAGAGCAGAATTAAAAGCTATACATGATTCTGTAAAAATTGTTTATGAAAAATCTCCTTTAGACAT